CGCCACGCCAAGCCTGGCCCCGCCCCGCCCTGCCGAGCCCCGCCTCGCCTGCCGCGCCTTGCCATGCCGTGCCGAGCCGAGCCGCGCCGCGCCCTGCCTGCCTCGCCTCGCCGTGCCACGCCATGGTTTTACGCCACAGGGACATTGATCGCGCGATCGATAGCATTCTCTATCCGCGCGACGCGCTGTCCGAGCGCTGTCATCTGCCCGTACATTCCTGCCGCCAGCATGTACATTCCCTCGTGCGCCTTACGCGCCTCAGGATCGCGTATCTCCTCGAGTCGAGTATCGCGCAGGATCTCGACGCCGCGCTTGATCTGCCGCTGCGCTTTCGTCTGACGATCCAGAGAAAGACACACGTGCTCGCTTGCGAGCGCCATCCTGTAACCGGTGCCGCGCACGTTGTGCAACGCGCGTTTGTGAACCGCGCCGAGCTTCGGCCCAGCGAGCCGCACCACGCACTGCACGGCCGTCTTCGTGTACTCCGTGTCTGTGCCTTGCGATAAAGCCTCAGACAGCTCGTCGTACGAAACGATGCTGCCAGGCTCACGCTTGCCCACGCAGTCGCACAACACCTGCGCGTTGCTGCGCCCGTCCGCGCGACGAATGACGAACCGCTCGATCGTGTTCATGCCTTTTCCACCTTTCCAGTAAACCGGCCATAGCCATTGACTCTGTTGTCGCCAATACCTTCCACCACTCCAGCAAGCTCGACGACTCGCTCAAACTCATCAAAGTTGATGCCAGCGTCTTCGATAAACAACCCCGACACTGTTAACGCCCACGGAAAGAACGACGGCCGCACACGCATCAATCGTTTGCCCATAATGCAGACAGACAGCCGAGAGTGGAATTTCTTGTCGTTGAGCATCGCCTTTATGTCTGTCGGCCCTTCGTAGGTGAGTGGAACGAATAGATCACTCAGAGACAATGCGCGCTCTATGAACTTTCCTTGCTTGGAAATGCGCGCCGTGTTGATCAAGCACTTCCTCACCTTTGACGACGGCTGGACAACGATCTGCGTGCCGCGTTTATCTGCCTGCGTGTACATGCCTCCGAGCCATTCAAGCTCCTCGATCTTCTTGAGATCATCGTCTGTCTTCTTGCGCTTCGACGTGAGCGCCTTGATCTCGCGGTTGAGTTCGTACTCTGGATCAACCATGCGAGGGTTATGCATGAGAAGGGGAGACGTGCCAGTGAGAGTAATGTTGATCTTCATTTGAAGATCTCCTATTTTTTGCCAAGCTCAAACGTTTCACCTGTACTCACAACGGGAACTAGCCCTAAGAGCGTTTGTGATGTTTACGCTTGGCATTCTTCTATGTTTGACCACATGTCTAAAGGCTTGTATCACCAGTGAAAAACCGTTTTGCCGCACGTCCGGTCGTCATTGGGCGCTCCTCGCGTTCGTCTTCCTCGACGCCGAGCGGCTTGCCAGCCCACGACGGGGACTTGCTATCGCTCGCACCGACGCGCTCCTCGCTGGGGCCGCTCGTGTCTCTATGCGATGCCGTCCATGCATGTCCCTCGTCGCTCTTGTCGCGCCAGCGCTTCGGCCAGAACCCGCGATCCATCTGATCGAGTCGCGTGGCGGCCACCTGTGCGTCGTCGATATCCTGGATGCCCGTCTGCCGCATCCCTTGTTGGCATTCCCACTCGTACTGCCGGCGCGCTCGGCTGTCGGCGCTCGACTGGATCGAGTACAGACGGCACTCTTCCATCCACGTCATAGACTGCGGCGAACTCTCGCGTTCGACGTACTGGACGCGCTCGCGTACCTGCGGCACAAGACGCGCAAGCTCGTCGCGGTTCGCGTACAGCAGAAAACCACCCATGCACAGACAGATAGCCATCACGAAACCCTTCACGCTACACCTCGCTTTCCCTATCAACGAGTTCCTCATCCGTCACAGCCTCGGCCACCAGATCGATCTCGAGTTTTCCCACGATGATATTGACGATCTCCTCCAGGTTGTCGAGCCGCGCCCACATGGCGCTCATGTCCTTGCGGTTTTCGCGCGTCATCGCTGCACCTCGACTTCCACGGGGATGAGTCCGGCGCGCAGATCCCCAAGGCGCTGGAACGCCGCACGCGACAGATCGATGACACGTCCGCTGCGCACGAGCCGCTTGGCCGGGCCGCGATCCGTCACGGTGCACGTCACCGAACGCTCTCCGCTACGCACCACGACACGCGTGCCGAACGGCACATCCCACATCGCGCACGTCAGAGCCGCGTCATTGAGCGGCTTGCCGTTCGCCATGAGCGCGTTCGGGTTCGCCTTGCTCACGCACTCGGATCTCGAGTACCAACTTGCCTTGCCGCTGATCGCGCCGCCGTCGCCAGCCGCGTCGGCATTCGGCAGCGTCGTGTATGCATACGCCGCCGCGACGCCGAGCGCGCAGAAACCAACGAACCCCACCCACGCCGCGATATCAATAGCTTTCTTTTCCATTTTCTTCTTCTCCTTCTCTCCTAAGAAACCTGATCTCCTCAACCCACACACTCACAAGATAGGCGGCCGGCGTGCACGTAGGCGACACCGGCCGCCAAAAAAGGAGTGGTTCATGCGCTGCTTCGCAGCGTCTCGCGCAGCGACGCGACGTACGAGTCGTGGCCGCCGAAATACTCGAGCACGTCGGCGAAGTCACTCGGCGACAACGCGCGTGCGAGCACATCACGCACCTGGCTGCGCAGCAACCCAACGTCTTGATCCCTGCACGTCATGATGGCGAGAATGGCAAGTCGGAACAGGTGCTGCTCGTCCAGCGCGATCACTGCGGTGGGGACTTGTGGCGTCTGCATTACCTCAGTCATGCCGCACGTCCTTCCTTCGCGCGCTGGTCCGTGTCAGCCTGGTCCTCGGCCTGGCGCATGGCGACGTGGTACGCGGGCTCTACCGCACGCAGCGTCGAGCGCACCCAGTCCGCATCCATCTCCGACACCGCACGCGGCGCCGGTACGCCGTTGCGCTGGCTGAACTCGGCGAGCAGCTTGCGCGCCTCGCCGCCGTCGCCGTGCGCCAGGTACAGCAGCTCGGTGCGCAGCTGCGTCTGCTCGGGCGTGAGCGTGGCGGCCGGCGCGGGCTTGGCAACTGGTACTGGGCCGGGTGCGACATCCCACGGCGCGGTGTTCGCGTCCGGCGCTGTGGCCGCGACGGGGGCCGCAACGGCGTCTCCTGTGTACAGCCAGTCGCGCACAGGCGCGATCCACTCGCCGTTCGGACGGCTGACGATCTGGCTGTCGACCGCGCTGCACCTGCTCTTGCTCACCGTCATGGTGTGCTGCAGGTCGATGTCGCACACCAGATCGAACTCGTACTCCATGCCGTCACGCTGGATAGGCTTGAGCCCGATCTTGCGCGGCACCATCTTGCCGCGTTCGTTCGGCTCCAAGACGTACTCGGTCTTGGAACGCATGGTCACGATCAGATGGCACGGGCTCGTCAGCATCGCGTCGACGAGCCCGCGGTGCTGTGGCGTTACATTCTTCCACGCGGTGAACCTATTCGCGTCGCCACTCGTGGACGCGCGGTCCACCTGGTCGAGCGCGCCGCCGGAACCCTCCCACGCGTGCGAGAGCGAGTCGATCACCAGCACGTCGTATCCGGCCGCACCCGCCGCCCTGATGGCCTGCGCGTAGGTGCTCGGCGAATACTGGCCAGGCAGCAGGTTCAGGTTGTCCCACTGCCAAATGGTGCCGTCGGGCTGCTTGCCGGCGTACTTGGACGCCGTCGAGTTCTCGGTGTCGATCACCGCCACCTTGCCGCCGGGCGCAAGCGCAAATGCGAACGTCAGCGCGGTATACGTCTTGCCGCTACCGGCCGGTCCGTCGAGCGCGAGACGCAGACGATTCTGTTTGCGAGAGACTGGCGTAAACATGCTACACCTCCCTACGCGGATCGCCGCGGTACTCGGCTTTGCACACGAGCGCCTCGGCGTCGGCTGCATCCGTGTCGTCGGCGTCGTCGCCGCGGATCTCGGCGTTCAGCTTGGCAAGCGCCGCCTTCGCCGCATTACGGTTCGCGTACGCGACGCTCTGCAGCGTTGTATCTGCGTCGTACTTCTTCTCGATCTCGACGATCTTTTCGCGTCTCTCTTCGATCTCAATGCGTACGCCTCGTATCGCGGCGGCGAATGCGTTGCGGCTGTCGTACAACATTTCGATGTCGTGCTGCGCCTTCTCGATAGTCTCGCGGTGCAGCGCGATCTCCTCGGCGTGTTCGGCACGCCGTTCCATGCGCGCGGCCTTCGCCGCCGCCTGCGCCGCGCGATACTCCTTGAGCGCCTCGCGGGCCGCCTTCGCTTCGTCCGCCGTGATCGTTCTCTTCTCAAACATAACCACTCCTTCTGCGCCTACTGGCGCTCTGCCTTTTCTTTGCGCTCGCGCTCGGCGTCCAGTCGCGCGTACTCGCGCTCCAGCGCCGTCTCGCGTCGCGCTACATCCGCTCGCTCGCGCTCGATCGCGTCCGCGTTCCAGGATCTGTCGCGTGATCCAAACCACCCGTCTTGCATGAAACCTCCCCACGCGGCCGCGCATGTCTAGCGAGCGCACCAGTGGTGTACCCGAGCACGCGCTCGAGTACGTGCACCCAGTACGCGCCAGGCGTGCGCTTGCCGCATTCCCAGAGCGACAGCGCCGACGGCGAGCAACCAACCGCTTTCGACAACGCGCGTAGTGTGAGCCCCATACGTACGCGCTTTGCTCGGATGCGTTGGCCTAACATCGTCGACACCGTCTAACTCTTTTCACTCTCCGTGCGGCGTCGCGACCATTGCGCGTACGTGTCCACCGCACACGCACTCAATCTATTGGATTTCGTGACGATTGTCAACAGCATTTTTGGTTAAAAGCAAAAAACCTATTGAGTGCGAACGCGTTTTCAGGTATCGTGGATGGCGGTCACCGTGTGATCATCGTCTAGACGAAGGAGGGGAGTGCGTATGACGAGATATGGCGATATCAGACGGATGACGTGGAGGGGGCGGTTGAGTGAGAAATTCTACGTGCGTGTGGTGGACGGCGAGCACAGCACGTGGAAACATAGTGTATTGATAGCGAATACCACCACCCATAGATATTTTAGTTGACGACCACGCCTACGTGTAGTAGTAGTAGTGGCATGCCTGAAGAGCAGGATGTTGCAGGTACGGCAGAGACGAACGCAGATTTCGTCCGGGACGAGCAGGGGAGATTCGTCCCTGGTCACTCGGGCAACCCTGGGGGCCGTGCGCCTGGCATACCCTCGCTGACGGCGATCCTACGTCGGATCGTCAACTCGCGCTTCAACCCGCTCAGCCCCGAAGACCTGCGCACGCAGGGCGAGGTGCTGATCGAGGCGGCGATCGATCACGCGCGCGGGGGGAATGCGAGTTTCTTCCAGCAGATCCTGGACCGGCTCGACGGCAAGGTGCTGGAACGGCTTCAGACGAGCTTCGGCCCTGGCTGGGAATTCGTCTTCGAGCCGCCGCCCGAGCCACCCGCGGCGATCCCTGCAGCGGCACCCGAGCAGGGAGGCGACGAATGATTGGCATCATGCCCATGCTCGTCCCATCGGGTTTGCGTGGGCGGCGCACCGTCGGCCGGAAGCAGATCCCATTCTTGGCGTCGCCGGCGACCTTCCGTGCCTTCGTTGGCGGCCGCGGTTCGGGGAAAACGTATGCCGGCACTTACGCCGCGTTGGCCGAGGCCGGGCGCCGGCGCTGCATTGGCGCGATCGTCGCCCCCACTTACACGATGGTGACCGACGACGTGCTCCCGGTGTTTGAGGAACTCGCGGGGCTGCTGCTCGCGCACCTCAATCGTTCGGACATGGCCGCGGACCTCATCAATGGCTCTCGGATCCTCTTTCGATCAGCGAGCAACGTCGAGCACATCCAGCGTCTACGCGGGCTCAGCACGTCATGGGTTTGGATGGACGAGGCGGCACACGTCGCCGACGGCGACCAGGCATGGAAGATCCTTATCGCGACGCTGCGCGAGCATGGGCGCATGGGGCGCGCGTGGCTCTCGACGACGCCGAGAGGTAAGGGCTGGATCCACGATCGATTCGTTGTCGCGCAGAATCCCGACTATGAGCTCTTCACCTCGCACACGCAGGATAACGAGTTCACCGCCGCGGACTACAAGAAGGCGTTGAAGGAGGCCTACGGCATCGGCTGGTTCGCCAAGCAGGAGCTCGCCGGAGAGTTCTGCGACCCCGAGGGCTCGCTCTTCCACCGCGAATGGTTCAAGGTCGTCGATCAGGCGCCCGAATTCGCGGTCATGTACCGCGGCTGGGATCTTGCCTGCACGACGAAGACGACCTCGGACTACACGGTCGGTGTCCTGATCGGGATCACGGCCGAGCAGGACGTCTACATTCTCGACGTGGTGCGTGGCCGCTGGGAGTGGCCTGCCGCCGAACGCGTGATCATCCAGACCGCGCTTCTCGACGGTCCCCAGGCGCAGGTGTGCATCGAGTCAGTGGCTTTCCAGCTCGCGGCGATCCAGAAACTGCATGAGGTGCGCGAGCTCGGGAACCACGTAATCAGCGAGGTCAAGGTAGAACGCGACAAGCTCTCGCACGCCCTGCCCGTGGCCAGCAAGGCGCAGGCCGGGAAGGTCTACCTCCTGCGCGGGGCGTGGAACTCGGCCTACCTCGACGAGGTGTGCACGTTTTGCGGCGATGGCAAGGGGCACGACGACCAGGTCGACGGCACGACGGTGGCGTATCGCGGCGCGACGGCGCCGATCTTCAGTTTTAGGACTTTCGACGATTGATGAGTGTACGAACTGCTGTTGCACATGTTCTGCAGGGCCTGGCAAAGAGGATCGGTGAGCGCGCCGTCCCCACGGAATACTTCCACTTGCCCGGCCCGTCAAATGCGAAGATCCCACTAGCGAAGTTCCTCGGTGATACCGAGAAGCTGCAGGATCCCTACACGCAAGTCGTGTGGGTCTATGCCGCGGTGCGCGCGATCGCCATGGCGGTTGCCGGGACGCCGCTGCGGCTCTACACGGGCACGGTCAAGGAACCGCGCGCGATCGAGGGCGGGTCGCTCTACAATCTGTTCGCCAGGCCGAACTCCTTGTGGTCTGGCTACCAGCTCATCGAGGCGACTTCGTCGTTGCTTGACCTGCATGGCAACGCCATGTGGGCGCTCAGGCGCGACTCCCCCACGGCAGATCCGATCGAGATCTTCGTGCTAGGCCATGACAACTTCCGGCCGGTGTTCCGCATGGGCACGTGGACGATCGACTATTGGACCTATCGCATCGACGGCAGCCACGACATTCGTTTCGAGACATATCAAGTCCTGCATTTCAGGAACTTCAACCCCACGAGCATGGTCTGGGGGCTGGCGCCGCTGACTGTTGCACGTCTGACGGCTGATCAGGACTACGCTGCCGAGCAGTACAACAAGAGCTTCTTTGAGAACTCGGCGATCCCTGGCGGCATCATCACGTCGCCCGGGAACATAAGCGATCCCGAATGGGAAAAGCTCAAGGCCCGATGGTTCGGCAAGCACAAGGGCGTCAAGAATTCGTTCAACATCGCGGCGCTCTCTGGTGGCTCGAAGTTCGAGCCGATCTCCTTGTCGCACGACGACATGTGCTTTGTCGAGCTCGCCAAAGCACATG